CATGATTCGCTCCTGGTGAGAGGTGATTGCCGGCTGATCGTACCGCGATGACGAGACGAATGGCGGGATAGCTGGACGGGTGGGATGAATCAGCTCGTGCGGCCGGCCGCGGCCCGCGCCGTCGGCTGCATCGGCCCCTCGACCGCTTCCTTCTCGGCCTGGCGCTTCACGATCTCCTTGCGGCCCGGGAAGTTGTGGGCCTCGAGCACCGCCTCGCGGTCGATGGCCTGCATCGCGTACAGCGTGTCGGCCTCGGCCATGCGAGCCTGCTTCGACGTTGGGAGCGAGGAGCCGGCCTCGACGCTGATCTGGAAACGCATCGGGACCCGGCCCTTGTCCGACGACGTGTAGAAGTGCTCGCCGCGAATGGCCAACGCCGTCTGCTCGCCCGACGGGCCGACGAGCGACACGATTCGCGGCGTGTCGTAGAACTCGCAGATCAGGCTGGCCGTCTTTTCGGCGACGCCCTTCAGCATCGTCTCGAGGTTCCGAATCATCAGACGGACGCGCACGAATGCCGCCTCCTGAAGTGAATCGAGAACCGAGCTGGCATTCCGGCCGGTCGGAGTCGCGCCGCGAACCATGCCGGAGATCCCGCTGATTCGTTCCATCTCGCCGATGTAGAAGCGGAGGAGCTCGACGGCCATCTGCGGCTGCATCACCGGGGGATTGAGCCACTTCACTTCGGACCCGGGGTTCGTGGTGAGGCGCTGGCCGGGGCGGTTGGTGATCGTCGCACGCGGGATACCCGAGCGCTTGTCCTCGACCATGATCGGGTTGCCCATGAGCCAGATGTTGTGCTCGATGGCGGCCAGGAGCCGGTTGACGCTGACCTGAGCCGAGGCGAGCAGGTCGACCATCGAACGGCCCCAGAACTCGCCCATCTCCTGCTCGACGAATCGATCGTAGGGGTGCTTGCCGTGCGACCAGAGATCGTCGGCGAACTCGTCGAGGAGCACCGTGGCGCCGCAGTAGACGACGCAGCGCCACGAATCGGTGCGCGGCTTGTCGGGCCGGGTCATCGGGTTCCGCTCCTCGTCCTCGTCGAGAAGCTCGCGGGGCGTCGTCGGATCGGCGGCCAGCTCGAGCTCGGGCACCCGGGCGTCCGACGTCTCGCGGAGCCACGCGTAGTACACGACGACGTGATCGGTGGCCGAACGGAACGGCGCCGACTTCTCGGTGGTGAGCGACCAGCGCGGATTCGTGTCGTTGCCGGCGGGATTCTTGCCAGACCGACCGAGAGGCTCGAGCCCACCCGACCCCTGACCGCGGTCGCCGAGCTGCGACGGCGAATCGTCGGGGAGTGATTCGGTCCCGTCGCCGCCGACGAGCTGGCCGGCCGCGCCGGGGAACCGGCGGTCGAGCTCCGCGATGCTGATTCGCTGGACTTCGAACATGTAATTCGCGTCGTCGAGCGAATGGGCGTCGGGGTCGGGGTAGAAGCAGAACGGGTCGACGCGCTTCATGGTGACGTTGCCGAGCCCGTCGACCGCGGTGGGGTCCCAGAGCGTCTTGGAGATCCCCGTCCCGTACATCTGGACGTCCCACAGCATCCGCTCGAGCTCCGGGTCGAATCGCTGCTCGTCCCAGCAGCTATTCATCGTGATCTTCAGGTCGTTGCCCAAGTCGAGGTAGAAGTCGTAGAACGCCGAATTGGGGTCCGACACCGGCATCGCGTCGAACTGCGGGGTCGTCTCCCGCACCCACGCGACCCGGGCCGACAGGATCGGGAAGATCTCAGGGACGTCGGGCGCCGGCTTCCACGAGGCGCGGCTGGCGGACCAGGGCCGGGAGTTGACGATGGCGTAGTTACGGAGCCAGCGCGACACCATCGGCCGGCGGCGAGAGCGCGCGTCCTGAAACAGCGTGTCGAGCTCGCCGATGAGGTGAGCGTCCGTCTGCTGGGTGCGAGTAGAGGCGGACGCGGTGCTGGCCATGCCGGGATGTTAGCTGGATGACGGGATGATTCGCTGAATGGCTACCGGAGCGGCGACATCCAGCGGTTGTTGCGGTGCACCCAATTCGCGAACTCCTGCTCGCGGTGCTCTTCGGCCGCATCGGTGCTGCACCGGTCGAGCTCGTGGTGCCCGTGATGCCGCGGCTTCTGCTCGCAGATCGGGCACAGGTCCGGCCGGGGACTCACGCCGCGGCCTCCTTGTTCGGCTTCCCCGCGCCGTCGTGCGCGGCCTTCATGGCGTCCTCGAGCGCCTGACCGGTCGGGTCCCGGTGTGATTCGGTCGCCGGCTGGATCTCGGAGTGGTGCATCGCCTGGAGCTTCGGCTCGTAGCCGGTGCGAGCAACCGAGTCCTCGGTGATCTGCTTCATCGCCTCGGTGACGTGCTTCTGGTCGGAGACGAGCCGGCCGAGGGAGGGGGAGTAGTACTGCTGGGGGACCGGCGCGATGAATGGGGCGTCGGTCTTGTAGTCGCGCACCATCTGCACGAACGCTTCCCCGGGCTCAGTGCATGAATCGCATCCGACGTAGCTCGGCGGCCCGATCTTGATGGGCCCGAACTCCTCGGTAGTCGCACCGCAATTCGGGCAGATGAATCCGTACATGGGCATGTTCAGTAATCCTCATCGGGTTCGACTTGCTCAATGACGCCGTAAAGGTCATCGGGAAAGTGGTCTTGTAGATCGTTCTGCAGACCCGGCACGGCGGCCGCCTGTTCGGCGGTGAGCCCGAGCCGCTGCATGTAGTCGCTCGCCTTCACGGGGTCGGCGAGCTGCATGTTCGTCGTGACGCCGTGCGTCTGCTGGCCGTAGCCGAGCGGGGGAGCGTCGGTGAAGTGGATCGCCAGCGCGATCAGCAGCGCCATCACCGTGTCGTCGTTCGGCGAGCCGTCGCCGTTGCCGTACCCACCGTTCGGCAACGTGACGTAGTTCTTCATCTCCTTGTAGGTGATCGGGTCGTGAATCAGCAGGCTCGATTGAGTCAGCGCGTTGATTCCGTAACCGACCGCGATGTGCTTGGTCTGCAACGACGTCGACCAGCCCCATTGCGAGCCGGTAAGCTTGCCGGGCGTCTTGTCCAGCTTCTCGGCGCGCATGTAGATGTTCGGGTAGGCGAGCCCCTGCAGGGTGCCGATCGTCAGCCCGCCGGGGCCTTCGACCTCGGGCCCGACGGTGGCGAAGTTGTAGTACTCACCGAGGCGGTAGAGGTGCTTGCCGAACTCGACCGCATCGCAGCGGAGACGCATCACGGCGACCTGCTCGAGCGTGCGTCGATTCACGACCTGGGCCACCGCGTAGTCGCCGCGGGTCGTGTTCGTCGGGTCGGCGCCAATCACGTACTCGCCGAACTCCATGTCCCGCGACGGCGCCTTGAACACGACCAGGTGGCCGTCGGCGCTGGCCTTGAACTTCACGCCCTCGTGGTCCTCGATCAGGAGCCCGCGGTAGCCGGCGTCAGGCACGTAGTGGGCCTTGAGCGCGTCGGCCGGGAACGCATTCGTGCCGGTCGACAAGAACGCTTCTTCGGGGTCTGCGGGGAACTCCTGGTGGAACTGCAGGAGGTCGCCGCCGAGGTCGCGAATCTTCCAGCGGCGCCACGCCAGCTGGTCGTCGTCGATACCCAATCGTCTGAGAACGCGCTCGTCCTCGGTGTACGACGCGATGACCGGGGAGATCCCGATGGCCGTGGCCCGGTAGACCTCGTGCTGGTGCCACGCGAAGAACAGCGGCACGAACATCGTCTCGCCAGCGACGGCCATCTCCCACTCGGTGTGGAAGGCGTTGCCGACGCCATTCGCGGTGGACTCGATCGCCATGAAGGTCGACGGCACCGGGTGGATCGCGTTCTTGAGCGCGTTGATCGTGCGCTTCGGATCAGGGTAGAACGCGGCCTCGGACTGGTGAATGAATCGCTTCGTCGTGCCGCGGCCCGTCTCACGGTTGCCGGCCGTCGCGACGTTGAGCCAGGAGTTGTTGTGCTCCCACTCGAGCGTCGCCTTGCTGTCCGACTTCAGCGGGTAGAGCGGCGCGAATGGGTCGTACGCCCGGTACCGCTTCACCATGCCGAGGAGGTTGCCGCCCGTCTCGCGATCGTGGGCCATGACGAGCCCGAAGTAGTTGTCGAACAGGTGGCAGAGCTGGTAGCCGACGGCGCCGATCATCGTCGAGAACCCGATCTGACGGGCCTTCAAGATGATGTTGCGCGCGTAGCCGCGGTCCTTGAACTGGTCCTCGACGGACTGCAGGAACATCAGCTGCCCGGGGTTGGGCCGGAACCGACGGATTCGACCGCGGTCGTCGAGGATCGTCAGTCGACGGATGCCCGGCAGGAGCAGCGACGACGTGGCGGTGGAGGTCGTCACGTGGCGTCCTCGGGCGGCGCGGGCTGCTCGATGTCGCCCAGCGCGTCGTACTCCTCGTCGTTCAGCATGTCGGCGTACCGGCCGAGGAGGGCGCGGCCGAGCTCGTCGCGGTAGCCGTCGAGCTCGGCGCGCATCTTCGTCAGGCCGTCGTCCACCTTCTCGTCGTCGATCTGCTTTGAGAGGATCGGGAGGAACTTGACGATCAGCTTCGTGCGCTCGGCTGGGGGAGCCGAGGCGAGCTGCTGACGGATGTCGGAAACCATGCGCGCGAGGAGTTGCCGCGCGTCGTCGCGCGGATCGGCGGGCAGCTCAGTCGCGTCGCTCATGGCTACTTCGGTGCCTCGAGCACCAGCAGCATCTCGCCGGCCACGCGGGCGTCGTGATTCGCGCCGTGCTTCATTCGCGGCGTGGTGACCCGGCGGGCCTCGATCAGCTTGAAGCCGAGGTGCAGCCACGACTGCAGGTGCCACTCGACGACGTGTTGCTCGGTGCCCTGAGCGATGAAGTTCGAGACGTTGATGATGACCAGGCCGCCGGGGCGCACCAGACCGGCGCACTCGGCCCAGACCTCCGAATGCAGGATTCGGTACTCGTCGTTGCGCCAGTGCAGAGCGCCGGTGTTCCCCTCGGTCAGCGGGCGCTCGAGCGAGATCCGGTAGGTGTGCCGGCGGCTGCCGTCGCGCCCGTCGTACGAATCGGCCATCCGATTGCCGTAAGCGGGGGAGGTCACGATCGCGTCCCAGGGTCCGAGCTCCTTCAGGCCGGACAGGTTGCGCGAATCGCCGGTGACGGTGAATGGCGACTGCTGGGCCCACTCCGGCTCGAGCTCGACGCCCCACGTCTCGTGGCCGCCGCGGTCGGGGTCGCGCAGGACA